GGCGGCGTCTTCTGACGAGTCCGAGCTCAAGCTCAAGAAGACCGCGAAAGCCGCGCGTGGACGTAACGACCTTCTGGCGTCAATGGTTCGTTCGTCTCACTGAACGGAAGTAGACGACGAAACGATCCCGCGGTAACGTTCGGTCCCGAGAAGCGCCACGGACTGGACCGCTACCAGGAACGAGGCGTTCGCGACGCACGAACGGAACGTCCCTTGAGAGGACCGCGCGGCCTGGTCTCCGTAGCGGGTGACTGGGCCGCGCGGTCGCGTCTTCGAGGCCCTGAATGAAATCCGCGTTCCACGAGGCGCTCGGCGACCTCCTGCCCACGTCGCCCCCCGAGGTCTCCGAGCAGCGCGTCCGGGCCGCGCTCTCGGCCGTGCGGGCCATGCGGGCGGTGCCTGAGAAGGCCGAGGCCATGGAGGAGCTCGCCCGGCGCTCGGGGCGACCAGCCGAGGATCTCTACGCCATGCTCGAAGCGGCGATCCGGTCGGACGCGCTCCCGGCCCGGGCGCCCGAACGCAGTCCGGGACCCGTGACGAACGACGCGCTCCTTCGGCGCGTGCCGCCTCACAGCCTCGAGTCCGAGCGGTGCGTCGCCGCGGCGGCCGTCGTCCACCCGGGCGCCCACGCCCTCGCCCGAAGGGACGCGGACGCGGGCGACTTCTACTCGGCGCTCATGGGCTCAGTCTTCGCTGCGGCCGGCGACGCCATAGCGCGCGGCGTGGCCGAGGAGTCGGTCCCGGCCGACCTCGTCGCGAGGAGGATCTGCGGCCCGGTCGAGCTCGCCCAGCTCATGGACTGCGCGTGCCCAATAGGGAGCGTTCCCCACCACGCGCAGACGATCCGAGAGCTCTCGCAGGTGCGTTCGAAGATCGTCGAGGCGGCGCGACTCCAAGACGAGCTCCTCCAGCGCTCGGGACCGGTCGAGTCGGGGCGCGAACTACCCGAGATCCACGACGGTCACGACGTGGCCGCCATGACGCGGGCCGCCGAGCGGGCGCTCCTCGTCCGCCGCGCCCCGGTCTTCCACCGGGGCGGCCAGCTCGTCAGGGTCCGACGCGGCCAGCACCAGGCGACCCTCGAGTCGCTCCCCGCACCCACGCTCCTCGAGCTCCTGTCCGAGAACGTCGCGTGGACGCGCTCGGGCCGCGACGGAAGCCCGGTCCCGAGCAAGCCGCCCCTGACCGTCGTGAGCGCGCTCATGGCCCGCGGCACCTGGTCGCTCCGCGAGATCCGCACCATGGCCGAGGCTCCGTGCATGACCTCGGGCGGCCGGATCCTCTCGCACGACGGCTGGGACGAGTCGGGCGTCTTCGTCGCGCTCGACCCGCACCGGAGCTACCCGTCTGTCCCCGAGGCCCCGACGCGCGAGGACGCCGAGTCGGCGCTCGGGAGGCTCTTGGTCCCGTTCTCGGAGTTCCCGTTCGTCGACTTCTACGACCAGAGCGCTGCGCTCGCGCTCGTCCTCTCGCTCGTGGCGCGCCCAGCGATCGAGGGCAACGTGCCGCTCTTCGCCGTGCGCGGCCCGGTCGCGGCGTCGGGCAAGGGCCTCGTCGTCCAGGTCGCCGCAGCATGCGCGTTCGGGCGCCAGGTCGCGGTCTCGCCGCCCGAGAAGGACCCGAGCGAGGAGCGCAAGTCCCTCCTCGCGCTCGGGGCCGAAGGCGCACCGCTCGCGCTCCTCGACAACTTGGAGCACGCGCTCGGCTCCGACGTGCTCGCCGCCGCGCTCACCGCTCCCACGTTCCGCGCGCGCGAGCTCGGGAAGACGAGGACGCTCGAGGTCCGGCTCCCGGTGCTCGCCGCGACGGGCAACAACCTCCAGATCAAGGGCGACCTCGCGCGGCGCTGCATCCCGGTCGACATTGACCCGAAGGTCGAGCAGCCTGAGGGCCGGGTCTTCCTCCGCGAGCAACCGGCATGGGCTCTCGAGCGCCACCCCTCGCTCTGCGTCGACGCGCTCACGGTCCTCCGGGCATTCTGCCTCGCCGGAAAGCCGCAACCCCGGAACCCTAATTAGGTTCCGGGGGGGTTTCAGTAGAGGTTACTGTTTTTGTAAAACATTGTTGTGTAATTGCTTGTGTAGACATGTCCGGAACCTCGGAACCTATCCTTGACCCTGAGAGAATACGGGGAAGAGATGATGTGTATTCTATTGGCCCCGGATGGGAGCTTTGTTCCGGGTTCCAGGTAGATATGCGGTAACATGTTGAATTGTTTAAACTTAAGCAAACCGGAACCCTAATTAGGTTCCGGGGGGGAGTTCCGGGTCTGAGGGGGGGGGTTCCGGCCGAGCCATGACCGACTTGCCGCCGCAGCCCGGGCTGCGGCGCGTTGCGTCACGAATCGGGGGGCTTGACTCGTAGAGCAGCCGACTCTAGACTTGTGACGCCGTCGCCCGCGCGGTGTAGACTCGGCGGGCATGTCCGAACGAAAAGCGCCGAAGAAACAAGCCCCGGCCGCTCCCGCCGCTGAATACGTCCACCCCTCGACGTTGAAGCCCGACCCGAAAAACCCGCGCCGCCACAAGGTCGACGAGGTAGCGTCCTCGATCCAGCGCTTCGGCTTCGGAGCCCCGATCCTCGCGCGAGCGGCCAACCGCCAGGTGATCGCGGGGCACGGCAGGCTCGAGGCGGCACTCAAGCTCGGGTGCGAGTCCGTGCCCGTGCGCTTCCTCGAGATCAGCGCGAAGGAGGCACGGGCGCTCATGCTCGCGGACAACCAACTCGGCGGCGAGTGGGACGACGCGGGGCTGCGCGAGGTCATGCTGTCGCTCCAGGCGGACGACGTGGACGTGACTGGGCTCGGGTGGAGCGAGGACGAGCTCAAGGCGCTGCTCGCGGAGGCAGGCACGGACGAAGGCACGGACGAAGGCCCGGGCGAGGTCCCGGCGATCCCTGTGAGCGTGCCGGGCGAGGTCTACGAGCTCGGCCCGCACCGGCTGCTCTGCGGGGACTCGACGGACGCGGGCGCCGTCGCGGCCTTCCTGGGCGACGACAAGCCGACGGTCCTGATCCTCGACCCACCGTTCGACGTCGACTACGCGCCGTGGGAGCCGGCGCCCGACGTGCGGCTCGCCATGATCTGGGCGCGTGGCGCGACGGGGCTGCGCTGGATCGGCGAGCGCGTGGGCGACGCGCCGCTCTGGGGTGTCTCGACGCTCGCGTTCTCGGGGCAGGCGCGCGGTTGGGCGCGGCCCGAGTGGCCGTGCCTGATCCACGAGGTCGTGTACGTCCTGCGGCGCGGCGAGGGGCGCGGGGCGAAGTGCCGTCCCGGGCCGGCGCGCGCGTACGACCTGCGGCTGACGAATGACGACCGGCCATTCTCGTTCTACGAGGGGCTGGCGTCGCGCCGCAATGACATGAGCTGGGCCAAGAACCCGGCCACGTACGCGGTGTTCCTGTGCATGGCTCACGACGGCGAGATCGTCTACGACCCCTGCGCCGGAAGCGGCGCTTCCCTGCTTGCAACGCACACCGCCGGTAACGTCTGGCGCGGCGTCGAGCAGCAGCCGAAGTGGTGCGACATGATCAGGAAGCGCTGGACGGAACTCGCGCTGGAATCCGGCAAAGAACCTGGAAGCGGTGCCCTGAAGTAGTTAGTCTGGGCCGAGGACAAGGTGGAAAAGACCAAGATCCGTTGGACTGACACGACGTGGAATCCAATGACGGGCTGCTCCAAGATCAGCCCTGGGTGCAAGCACTGCTATGCAGAGGTAATAGCGTCGAAGTTTGAGGGGAAGGCGTTCCCGAATGGATTCGCGCCGACGTTCAAGCCGCACCGCCTCTCGGAGCCGGCGAGGTGGAAGCCCGTGGTTGACGAGGTCTCTGGCGAGCTGAGGCCCCGAAGGGTCTTCGTGAACTCCATGAGCGACCTGTTCCACGAGGACTTCACGGACGTCCAGGTCGACCGTGTTTTCGAGACGATGGCGCGAGAATGCCAGCACGACTACCAGGTGTTGACTAAGCGCCCCGAGCGCATGCGAGACTACGTCGCGTCGTGGCTGAGCGGCTCGTGGCGCAGCGAGTTTCCGCCGCACGTCTGGCTCGGAGTATCGATCGAGAGCGACGCATACGTCTGGCGGGCGGACGTGCTCCGCGAGACGCCGGCGCCGGTCAAGTTCCTGTCGCTCGAACCGCTACTCGGACCTGTCCCGTCGCTATCGCTCGACGGGATCGCGTGGGCGATCGTCGGCGGCGAGAGCGGCAAGGGCTACCGTCCCATGGACCACGTTTGGGCTCGGGATATTCGCGATCGTTGCGCCGAGAGCGGAGTCGCGTTCTTTTTCAAGCAGTCGGCTGCCTACCGTACCGAGCTCGGCATGGAGCTCGACGGGAAGCGCTACGAGGCCATGCCGGTCACGCCTCGCGTCTCGAGGGCTGCTACACTGTTCGCATGACCAGCCCGCGCGCCAAGCCGAACTCCGCGTCGAAGGCGGCTAAGAAGAACGAGCTAATCAAGCGCCGGCTCGACGTGTCAGAGCTGCTCCTCCTCCGGATCCCGCAGTTCCAGATCGCGGAGAAGCTTGGTCTCTCCGAGGCGTCCGTCTCCGAGGCCGTCGCGCTGATCCGATCCGACTGGAAGCGGCGTCACGCCGAGAAGGTTGACGTGATCCAAGCGCGCGAGCTCGCCGCGCTCGACGCCGACGAGACGCGCTTGCGGAAGTGGCTCATGGCGACGAGCCCGGATCAGGACCGGGCTCGAGGCCGCTACATGGAGATCCTGCTCAAGATCGCCGAGCGTCGCGCGAAGGTCGCCGGCCTCGACGCGCCCACGAAGGCGGAGAGCAAGGTCGAGCACCGGGCGGCTTGCGCATTCACGGACGACGTGGCCAAGATCCTGTCCGACCCTGAGGCGACGACGAAGCTCCTCGACGCGGTGCAAGGCTCTGTCGTGAAGGTGGTGGATGCTCGACCCGATCAGAGCGGCGAGGCTCAGCCCTAGCGCCTTCGCGCGCTACGCCACGGGCGGCTGGTATCAGGTCCCGCGCCACCTCGCGAAGCTCGAGCGACTCCTCGTTGAGGTCGCTGCGGGCCGGAAGAAGCGCGTCTTGATATCGATTCCACCAAGACATGGGAAATCAGAACTGTGCTCCAAGTTCTTCGTCGCTTGGTTCTTGGGCTTGTTCCCGGACAAGCGAGTGATACTCGTCTCCTATGAGAGCGACTTCGCGGCGCAGTGGGGGCGGGCAGTTCGAGACCTGCTCACGGAGCACGGGTGGATCTTCGGCGTCAAGGTGAGGCAGGACTCCCACGCGGCGAACCGATGGGACATCGTCGGACGCCGAGGCGGTATGCAAACGTCCGGCGCGGACGGAGCCGTCATGGGCAAGGGCGCCGACCTCCTCATCTACGACGACCCGCACAAGCAGTGGAAGGAGGTGCTCTCGGACGTGACGCGGGAGGGCGTCTACGAGAACTTCCAGTCGTCGGCCCGGACGAGACTCGAGCCGGGCGGAGCGATCGTTGTCTTGCAGCAGCGGTGGCACGAGCGCGACCTCATGGGCCAACTCCTCGATCTCTTCGCGAAGGGCCTCGAGTCATGGGAGCACTTCAACTTCCCGGCGCTTGCGGAGCGAAACGACATCCTCGGTCGTCGCCCGGGCGAGGCGCTCTGGCCCGAACGATACAGCGCTGACGCCCTGAACGCGCACAGGGTCACCGTGCTCGAGAAGTTCTGGGCGGCTCAGTTCCAGCAGCACCCCTCTCCGCTCGAGGGCGGCTTGTTTCGTCGTGGCGATGAGGCCCGCTACGAGCTCCTCGTCGAGCCCGGTCAGGACCCGCTGGACGGAACCTACGAGATCGACGACGGCTCTGAGATCGTCCGACTGGGCGACATGATGCGGTTCCTCACCGTCGACACGGCCACATCGAAGAAGACGAGCGCCGACCACACGGCCGTGGCGGCGTGGGGCGTCACTCCGCGTGGGAAGCTCGTTCTGCTCGACCTCGACATGCGCAGGATCGAGGGCGTGGAGGTGCTCGAGGCGATTCGCCGCGCGTGCGACTACTGGCGCTGTTGCGCCTACGTCGAGGACAACGCCACGTCGAAGCATCTGATCTCGTTCCTCGAGTCCGAGGGCGTGAACTTCACGACGGTCAACCCGGGCGCCCAGGACAAGTGGACGCGCGCTTCGCTCCACGCTGCCGTCATGTGGGAGCGCTCGAACATAGCGATCCCGAGGCGCACGGACGGTCACGAGTTCCGCCACGACTTCCTCGCGGCGTTCGAGCGCCAGGTCTTCCGCTTCTCGATTGACTCGGACGACGACGACGATTCCGTCGACTGCCTCTCTTACGCCGCGAGGATCGTCGTCGAGGAACTGACCGCCGGCGAGGGTCTGCCGCTCATGCCCTCGCTCGGCGCGCGCTCGAGCGTGACGCCTGCCGGCTTCGGGCTCAACCGACCGAAGGGCTTCCGGTAGACGCCCGCCCACCGCTGGCGTAGACTCGTCGGTCAGCGAGGCAGCATGTTTCCGATCACGGGGGACTCGTCCTTTTCCCTGGCCAGCGATCCGGAAGTTTACGAGAAGCAGTCCCGCGACCTCGTCATCTCAATCGTCCTTCGTCCACTCGAGGTCGCGCCGCCGATGGGAGGCCAGACATGATTCTCAACCAGGGCACGAACGACAATGCCCCCCAGGCCAGCACCGTCTTGTCCCCCGATTCAGACCGTGCTTTCTCGAGCGAAAGTGCACAGCGCTGGAGCACGCCGGGCCTGATCATGTCGAAGCAGTTGGAGACGGAGACCGATGTATGGGCCATCCACGAGACAGTGCTCTCGGACGGCACCTACTATGTCACGGTCGCTGTCTCGCGCCGTGATAAGGGGCTCACGTTCCGAGTGTTTGATGCGGAGCGTGCGGCTCGCGAGTGCTTCCCGAAACTCAAGATCGATGTCCTGGTCTCCACGACGATCAGGAGTGATGATCTTCCGGCGATGCAGACGACCGGACTATTCCACCTCGTTCGCGAGGTAGCGTGATCGTCGCATGCCCGATGCGGTGGACTACGTTCGTTGTGCCGAGTCGCACGCACGGCTGATCGCCGCGGGTCTGCCGCTCATGCCCTCGCTCGGCGCGCGAGCGAGCGTGACGCCTGCCGGCTTCGGGCTCAACCGACCGAAGGCCTTCCGGTAGACGCCCGCCCACCGCTGGCGTAGACTCGTCGGTCAGCGAGGCAGCAGCATGTTCCCGGTCCTCGGGTCGGCCCAGCAAATTACCTATGCTACGAACACGGCGGCCTTCCTGGCGCAGATCTACCTCTGGGACCCATCCTGGGGCTTGGCGCAGGATCCGGAGGTCTACGAGAAGCAGTCCCGCGACCTCGTCATCTCTGGCGCATGCGACGTGCTCCAGCGCGCGATCGTCGGGCACGACTTCACCTGGAAGCCGAAGAAGGACGACGACCGAGGGCGCCTCCACGCGCGGGTCATGGAGGATCTGACGAAGGAGCAGCGCGGCTTCGCGCAGAGCCTCTACAACCTCTCGCGCTCCGCGCACCTCGGCTGCACGTGGGGGCGGCTCTACCCCGAGCGCCGGCTGCTCACGATCGGCGACGACAAGCCGCGGTGGTGGACCGTCGTCGCGAAGGTGCGCGACGCGGACAAGCGGCGCTTTCGGCTCGTGCAGGATCTCGGCGACGGGGAGGCCGTGTCGGCGAGACCCTACGGCTCGCCCGCGAGCGTCCCGGCGGCAGACGGCGAGGCGAAGATCACGCAGCGCGGAGCGGACGCCGGGCCGTTCGGTCGCTTCAAGTGGCAGTTCCACGCCGGCTTTCTGTCGAACGCGCGCGCGAGCTACTACACGGACCTGGAGAAGATCGCGCCCTTCGACCACTGGATTCAGCACGTCTCGGACACGCGCGAATGGGGGTTCGGCTACGGCTACGCGCTCGCCGACGAACTCTTCGCCTACAGCTGGATGAAGTCGCAGCTGATCCGCTGGGCCATGCAGGCGGCGGAGCGGTTCGGGCAGGGCTTCCTCACGATCACGGCGAAGGCGCTTCGGGACGGCATGGCGAAGGGTGCGAACCAGGCGTCCGTGCTCCAGCAGACGGTGCAGGCCGTCCGCACCATGCGCGCCGAGAACTTCATCGCGCTCGACGAGGGCTCGACGATCAACATGGTCGACATGCCCAGCGAGGGCATGCGCTGGCTCATGGAGTGGACGAAGTATCTCGACAACGCCATGAGACAGAGGATCCTCGCCGCGCTCCAGCCGACGGGCGCGGGCGACGGCGACGGTGGCTACTCGAGCGCCAAGGTCGAGGAGGGCTCGCAGGACGATCAGGTCGCCTACCTGCGCACGCCGCTCGAGGAGACGTGGTCGGACACGGTTGGTCGCTTCCTCGTCGAGCACAACCAGGAGAACCTCGCCGAGCTCGGTCTCGCGGACTGCGGTCTCTCGCGACTCCAGCTCAAGGGCCGCGAGCAGCGCGACGTGGAGCAGATGCTCAAGGTCTTCGAGCTCGCGTGGAAGCTCAAGGTGCCGGTCCGGCTCGAGGACTTCTATACGATCTTCAAGCTGTCGCCGCCGAACGCGCTCAAGCAGGCGCTCCAGTGGCCGGAGCCCGTCGTGCAGGGCCTCGGCGTCGACGGCGGGCAGTCCTGGTCCGAACCCGACGGAGACGAGGCGCCGATCGGCGAGGGCGGTCGCGCGGTCGGCGACAAGATGGGAGCGGCGGCGTGACGGACCAGGAGCTCGCCGACAGGTTCCGTCTTCAAGGCCCGTGAACGCGCTTCCCGCGAACCGCCCGAGCGTGTAGACTCGCCGGACACCGGAGGTCCCGATGCGCAGGAACTGGCTCGCCGCGTCCGTCGTCGCGTTCATGTGCTTCACGGCGCTGAGGGACCTGCGCGAGGCGCGCCCGGTCCACGCGCAGAGCGGCGGTGGTTTCATACCGATCGCGAGCGGCTGGAACATACCCAGCGTCACGGGCGGCACGTCGATCTTCACGACGAACTTGACGCTCAAGACGAGCGCCAGCGCGATCAGGATCTCGGTCGTCCTCGCGACGACGAGCACGTTCTCGATCGTCGAGACGGACGGCACGCACACGTTCACCTCCGCCATGAACTCGGGGACGGCGCTGACCGGCGGTCAGACGTTCACGTTCGTCTGGGGGACTCGGAACAGCGCGCAGCCGGGGTCGGTGACTCAGAGCGGAGCCGGCGGCGCGACGAGCACGATCGGCAACGTGTCGGGCGTGACGCCCTCCGCGATCAACTTCTCCGTCGGGACGACGACGGCGGTGCCGATCATACGCGTGGACGAGCTGACCTCGGGAGTTGATTAACCATGCGCCGACAGACGAAGTTCTGGTCGTGCCTCGCGACGTTCGTCCTCGCGTGCTGGGCAGGCGCGGCGGCGGTTCAAGCCGGCTCTTTCGGAGGATTCGGTCCCGCCCAGGGCGGATCCGGCGGCGGAGGCGGAGGCGGGGTCACTTCGATCACGGGAACAGCCCACGAGATCATCGCGAGCTCGTCCACGGGAGCTGTCACGCTCTCGGCTCCTCAGGGGATCGACACGACGAGCACGCCCCAGTTTGCGGGGCTTGGCGTGGGGACGGCCGCCCCGTCGGTTGGCCTCGCGGTGGCCGCCCCTTCCGCCGGCACCATGCTCAACGTCACCGACGACTCGGCCAACGTCTTCTTTCAGGTCTCGAACGGCGACGTATTTGTCCGCAACGCGATCGAGCAGCTTTCGCAGGCGTGGGCGCTTACGAGCACAGCCGCACTCTACCTTAACAACACTACGACCGCCGGGATTATCTTCCAGAACGGTAGCAGTAACACATGGGACCTCTCGTGGTCCACCGGCTCCGTCGCGCTCGTGGGAGATGGCACGGTCGGCGACAGCAACGGCACGATTGAGGGCGGCAACTTCCTCGCCGGCACGGGGGCTGCGTCAACGACATCAACATACGGATTCCTCTCGACTCAGGGCGGTGCGGGCGTCGCGACTGGGACTCCGGGCGTTCTTCTCACTGGGAGCGTTCCCCTCTACGTCAACACGTCGGCCGGAACGATCGAGGGCTTCTACGGTGCGGCGTGGCACTCGCTCGGCGGGAGCGGTGGGTCGCTCACTCTAGCGCAAGTGCTGACGAATGGAAACGCAACGGGTGGCACGAACATAGACCTCGCCGGGTCCCAATTGCTATTCAACGGGGCGTCCGACGGTTACATCCAATACGAGTCTGGGACCGTCAACGTAGGACTCCAGGACGGAGCCGTCCCAGAGTCCATGAATTTCCAGACGCTGGGCTCCGGCATCACGACCACGTCGGGATCAGTTCCGTTTATCGGCTTGGCGCCCCAGTTTCATCCGACCTCGTCGTCGTCCGCTGCATACGAGTCGCTCTCGCTCACAACGATCTACAACGTGTCGTCTATCTACACAGCTTCGAGCTGTGACCTCTACATCGCGCGCACGGAGGCGGCCCTTGGGTCCGGCGGCAACTACTTCATCGAAGGCTTCGCGGGTTCGGCAGGCACCACGGCGAAATTTTACATAGACAACGGAGGCAACTTCCTCACCTACGGAGCGTCCGGCTACCAGGTCTCCTCTGCGTCCGCCTCGAATGTGGCGATCCAGAGCTTTGTCACTGGTGACTCGTTCGATCGCTACAAGGTGCTCGTGAGCGGGTTGACCGCCTGGGGCCCCGGCAGCGCTGGGACGGACGTGACCCTCTCGCGCGGGGCTGCGAACACCCTCTACGTCGGGAACAGCAACACGAGCAACGTCGCCGGTTTCATCGCCGCGAGCGGCCTCTCGGTCGGCAACGGGACTCCCGTCACGACGGCAGGAACGATCTCGTGGGTCTCGGGACTCGGGGCGTTCACGGCAGCGGCGCCGCACGTCCTGGGGCCGAGCGACCAGACGTTCTTCCTGTCCGGCGCCAGCCAGGGGACGACGAGCGCCGGGACGGCGGTCACGATCTCGGGCGGAGCAGGCGGCTCCACGTCCGGCGCCTCGGGGGCGGTCACGATCCAGACCACGCAGCCGACGAGCGGCGGAGCAGGCGGCCTCATCACGATCCAGTCCGGGAGCGGCCCACCGTCGACGAGCAGCATAACGACCTATAACGGCGGAGGACTCACTCTTGCGACCGGCGCCGGGCAGGCAACCACGTCCACGGGCGGCGCGGTGGCAGGTAACGGCGGCGCCCTCTCCAGCACGACTGGAGCAGGCGGAGCCTCAAGCGGAACCTCCTTCATCGCTCCTAACACAGGAGGTTTTGGTGGCGGTTGGTCGTTGACCACCGGGGCTGGCGGCGCGGCGTCAAACGGGTTCTCTAACGCTGGTGGGAACGGCGGCGCGATCTCCCTCACGGCAGGGAGCGGAGGCGCGGGCGCGACGACCACCGGCTCCGGGGGCACGATCACGCTCTCGGCCGGCGCGTCCGGCACGTCCATGGGCGGGCCCTCCCTCACGCTGAACGGAGGGGCGGCAACCCCCGGGCTCGCGCAGATCACGGGCGGCGCCGGATCGGGGTCGAATGCGGCAGGAGGCGGTTTGCTCCTGACGACGGGGATCCCGACCGGGACGGGCACGTCGAACTTCCACCTCCAGACCGGGTTCACCCTCGCCTCCGGCTCGACGGCCCAGACCCTCGGCGACCGCCTGTTCATCGCCGGACATTCCGTGACGATGTCGACCACGACGGCCACGGCCACGACGATCACGACGCTCAACGTTCCGAAGAGCGGCTCTGGCGGTGGGTGCATCGTCTACTACAACGTGGTCGCTACCGACGGAACCAACTACTCGACGGCCACGGGGTCCTTCTCCGTGAGCGCGGTCAACAAGGCAGGCACGGTCACCGCCTCCGCCGCGGCGATCACCGACGAGTCCTCCGTGAACTCGGGCGCCGACACGCTCACGGCCGGAACGACGAGCACGAGCGTCACGAGCACGGCTGTGGCGATCCTGGTGGCTCCGGCGTGGGCGACCCTCGTCCCGACATCCGTGACCTGCACGGTGACCGTGACGCCGTTCGGGAACGGCGTCACGGTCACCCCTGATTGAGGAATCACCTACAACGTCAAAGCATTATCAAGGAGACGGACTGAATGAACCCCTATCAAGCGCTCCTCTCGTCGCTCGTCCCTGGCAACGTGTTCCTTCACCCAACGATCCCTGGAGTCTTTTGTCAGGCGACGGTAGGCATCACGGTCGGTGGCGCGCTCACGAACTGCTACGTCTTCTGCTCTCCGGCAGGTTCCGGGATCGCGGTCGGAAACGTCCTGGCGATCACACCGAGCACGCCGGTGACGGTCGTCAACGACCCGACGTTCAACCTGTGACCAAGACCTTCGCCGCGATCTTCGTCGCCGGGATCCTCGCCGCGGTCCCGTTCTTCTACGCGCTCGGACGACCGCTGCGGGTCGACGGGCCGAAGACGTTCGCCATGGACGCGGGCGAGTCCGCGCAGGCGCGCTCCAACGCGGCGAGCTGGGACGCGCTCGTCGCGGATCTGGCGCCCGTCGTCTCCGATCAGCGCATGCGGGTGCAGGTCGTGCGCTTTCTCGCGGCGAGGATCTCGGATCTCGAGCTCGCCCAGCGCGAGTCCGAGCAGGCCGCGTCGCGGAGGCTCGGCGTCGCCGTCGTCACGTCAGGCTCGACGTGGGTCGAAGCGCCGCGGTGAACGCCGTCGCTCGTTTCCAGCGCGCGCTCAAGTCTGAGGCGAAGCGGGCCGAGCGCGAGGCGCAAGCGGCGATCGAGTCGCTGGCCACGGCGCATGCGGAGCGGCTCACGAGCGCGACGCGCGAGCACGACCACCTCGCCGCGCTCCAGCGGCTCTCCGCGGCGCTCTCGCGACTCAGCGCGGCGGCCGACCTCTCGGGCCGAGTCGAGATCCTCTCTCGCTCGCGCGAGACGCCCGTGCCGGAGGAGTTCGCGCTCCAGATCCCGGACGAAGTCCCGGCCGTCCCGTTCGCGGCGGCGATCGAGGACTTGGAGTCGCGCGACCCGTTCGGGGCAGAGGCGCTCAAGTCCGCCGGCCTCGAGGTCGAGCACGCCTACGGAGCGGTGCGACTCGGCGACGGGTCGCTGTTCTACGCGCACGGCTTCGCGCTCGCCAAGGCCGCCGACGCCGAGGTCGCGGCGCGCGTGAAGGACCGGCTCGTCTCGGGCCTGCGCGAGGGGACGCCGACGCCGAAGATCGTGCAGCAGCTCGTGACGGAGTGGGACTGGCCCAGCGCCTACGCCGAGACCGTCGTTCGGACGACGTTCAACACGGCGACGACGGCGGGCAGGTTCCGCGAGGCGGAGAAGGTCAACCGAGCCGGGATCCCCATCGCGCTTCGCTTCGAGACGGCCGGAGACGCGAACGTGCGGAGCGGGCGCCCGCAGGACAACGGCGAGAACCACGCGGCGCTGGACGGCTTCGTGGCGCGCGTCGACGATCCTGTCTGGGACAAATACAGCCCTCCAGGCGGGTTCAGCTGCAGGTGCGTCGCGGTCCCGACGTTCGACGACGTGCCGGACTCGTTCCGCTCTCCGCCGATCGCGGCGCGGTTCGCGCCTGGCTTCGGGCGTCGGCCGTCGCGTAGCGGGGCGTATCGCTAGGGTCGCACGAGGCGCACTTCGTCTCCGTCCGCGAGCGTGAGGTTCGGTGAGCCGGGCTCAACCAGTGCTTCGAGCTCAACCGGGTAGACGCTCATCTCGTGGTCGTTGAAGACTTCGCGAACTCGAGCTCGGTAGGTTCCGGATCGGAAGCGCGTTTCCTCCGGGCCACCCTCAGTAACATCGACGAGGTCACCAGCTCGGGCGCCGGAGCGGTGCATTCGACTCGGGTTCGCGCGTCCGACCATCACATCGCCGCCTCCCGCGCTCGGGTGAACGTCGAGCGCGCGACGAAATGCGCTGGCCGCGCGCTCGTCGCGGACGTCGTTGACGGCCCACCGCAGTTCTGCGATCAGGATTTGAAAGTCTGCGCCCTCTATGCCCTGGCCGAGCTCCTCCAGCGAGGAGAACACCCGAGGCAAGAAGTGGTCGCACCGCTCGCACCGGACGACGGTCAGCGGGCGGACCCGCTGCGCCGGTAGCACGTCCTTTTCCGGCCATCCATCTGAGACGCGCTCGATCCTGAGTCCTGTGGACGGGAGGAGGCACTGGCGCGCGTTGACTCGGTCCCACGCGCAGAACCAGAGCTGCCGCACGAGATCCTGCCCGCGGAAGCGGTGCTCGAGCTCCTCGATCGTGACGACGGGCAGCGCCCACACGGCCTCGCGCGCGTCGCCTCGGTGCGCCGTCACCCTCCGCAGCATGGGCACGGCGTCCGCGTGGAAGATCTCGCTCGGTTCCTGGCTGCGGCTGATCGGCCGCACGAGCACCCAGTAGCGGCCCTGCCAGGCGCGCTCGACGGCTACGGTGAGGCGGCGGATCTCGTCGTCCACGCTACAGCGGCTCCCGGTTCGCGTCGTCGTTGAAGTGCTTGAACGCATCTGCCGCTCGGTCGAGGTCTGCGGTCACTCGGGCGGCGGAGCAGTCAATGCAGAGCGCCTCCGACTTGAAGGCGCCGGTCGGCGTCAAGTTCGATCCGCCGAGCAGTGTGCCCGGACGCTTCTTGCACGCGTCGCACGTTCCGCCGCGCGCCTCGCGTTTCTTGGCGCGGACGACTTCCGCGGCTCGCGCTCCGTCGAGGCACGCCGTGCACGACAGCACTTGTCCGAACGATCCGACGCCACGGGACTCGCCGCTTGGGCAGAGAGGGCACGGCGTCACGAGACCTTGACCCTGCTCCGGATCTCAGCCGTCAGTCCGCTCACGAGCTTCGCCAGGATCATGGAGACGATCCGATCGGGGTGCCGGCGCGCCGCCTCTGCCACGTCGACGCTCATGGACCGGATCGGCACGGCGTCGCTGCTATGGATCACGGCGAGGCACCCGTCGAGGACCGCCTGCTGCGCCGACCGAAAGCGCGTCTTGATCGGACCGAGACGCCGCGCCGCGAGCATGCACTCCGTGTGGCCCTCGGCGAGCGGCCGGGTGAGCTCGACGACCCAGCACCAGCAGCACACGTCTCCGTGGGTCGGCACGCCGCCGCACGCGCACGAGGTCATCACCGGCAACGCTCCTCGGTGATCCGATGGCGGCAGTGGCGGTGTTCGATCAATCGTCCCTCCCGTCGTCCGCTTCGGGCATCATCTCGCCGGCGGCGAAGCCGCTGGGGCGGTCCGGGTCGAACTCGTGCGCGGTCGGAGCGTCGGGGATCTTCATGTCGTAGACGTGCTTGCCGCCGAGCACTGCTTCGGCGAGTCGCTCGCCGGGCGGGCACTCGGTGCAGGCGGGGAGCCGCGTGTCGATGTAGGTCTCGCGACCGCATGCGCATCGCGCGAGGCGCGGCTCGGAGCCACGAACACCGCCGACCTGGTGCCAGCAGTGGACGTGCTCCTTCGCCCACGCCGCGATGATGCCGTGGCCGTAGGCGCCGGCTCGCTCGACGATATGGAACCGCCCCTCACGACAGTCGATCTCCGGGCCGTGCCCCTGCCGGCAGAGCACCTGGTCGCCGACCTGCCACGGCACCGGGACGCGGCAGAAGGATCGGCGCTGTTCGAGGAAGTCGCGAACGAAAGACTCGAGCCGCCTCGCGATCGTGTAGAACGTATCGCCGGGCGTGCAGCCGTTATCAGCGTCGCGATCAATGATCTTGTCTGCCGTCTCGCGCACGAACGCCGCCACGACCTCCGGCTTCGGTCCCTCGCGCACGAGCGATCCGGGACCGACGGCGACGACCTCGCCGTAGAACGTGTCGCCCGAGACATGCTCCGGGTGCTGGCTGTGCAGCAGCACGAGCCCCGACGCGCGGACCTCCTCGCGGGCCATGGCGCGGACGAGCACGGAGTCGTTGAGGAGCGTGAGCGACTTGTAGCTGATCCCCTCGAGCTTGATCGTCTCGCTCACTTGGCGCCCTTCCGAACGTGGTCGTCGTGGTCCTCAACCATTAAGGATCCGGTGAACTTCTTGCCGCACCACCCGCACATCTTCTCAGCGGTGGTCGTCACCTGCCACCGCAGGCGATCGACATGTTCGCCGTCGCGACGGCCTCGCGGACCTTGCGCAGCGCCGCCGTCTGGTCCGCGCTCGCGGGCGTGTGAGCGACGATCATACGGGCGAACTCAAGCCCGGCCGCTCGGATCTCGGCGTAGTCGGCGAGCTGCGTGTCCGTCGGTGCGTGGTAGGTGAACCAGTTCTTGAGCGTCTCGCCGTCGATCCCCGGACTCATGTCCTCGCTCCCGGCGGCAGCACGAGGCCGCGCGCCCGTTCTTCCCGCTCCCTCGCGAACCGCTTCTGCATGACCTCTGCACCGTGCAGGATCTTCGTCACGTCTTCCTTCGTCAGCAGCGGCACGAACGACCCCGGCGCGAGCTTCTCGTTGAGCCGCTCGATCAGCGCCAGCGTGAGCGCCCGCGACTCGTCAAGCGCGGCCTGGAGTTGCGCTTCGGTCATTTCTTCTTGCCCCACGGCCAGGAAAAACCCCACGGCTGAGACGATCGGACTTCGGCGCTTGTCGGAACGGGCGTCCCGATCACTTCGGGCGGCGGACTCATGAATTCTTGGATGGCGCTCACGAGCTTGGGTATGTCGGATCTGGCCACCGTGATGCTTCCGTATCCGGTCTCGATCTTGATGGCGACCAGCGTGAGTACTCCGTTGACGATCTGATGCTCTGCGATTGCCCTCTTGAACGACTCAATCATCAATCGAGCTCCATGCGCCGGATTCGGTTCTCCGTCCCGTTCTGGGGCGGATCCTCCGTGGCGCGTGCCTTGATCGTCAACTCGGGGTGCATCTTCTCGATGCAGTTGAGCGCGCACTCGAGCGCCGTGATCGTCCCCAGCGCGAACATGGCGCCCTGCATGGCCGCGTCAGCTTCGATCCGGTCACGTGTCGCCTGCGCGTCGTTGGTGCCGGTCAGCTTGACGGAGCGCGCATTCTTGATGCGAGCCGTCGCCTCCATGACCTCGATGCCGACCTTGAGCGCGGCTCGCACGTCGGCGACGCGGTTATACCAGTCGGCGGCAGCGCTCGGCGTGCCGGCCAGCGCGAGCATGGTCTTGCGCGCGGGCAGCGTCATGGCGGCGAGGAGTTCCTCGCGCTCGTTGCGCGGGTCGCGCCGCTTGTCAGAGGTGGTCACGGTCCGAGATAGCCTCCCCTGGGCTTCAAGATCCCAGGATTGATCGTCGGGTTACCCCGGCAGAGCGTCAGGAACGGAGTCTCGTCCCGGAACGCTTCCGTCTGCTTCGACCACAGCGCGAACGCCTCGCATATCTCGGCCACGGCGGCATTGGTGCGACCGAAGATGAACAGAGCCGTCCGAAGCACGTCGAGGAACGACCACGGCAATGCGTCGTCGCGCCGCGACAGCTTCTTGTCGATCTCGTCGAGGTCGGGATAGACGAGAGGCTGTGCGTCAGGCATTGGTTGCTGTGGCGTCACGGAGACTCGATCGACGAGAACCGGAATGCTCTTTCGCGACTTCTTCTTGCTCACGATTCGCGACTTCTTCTTGCTCACGATTCGTCTCCGTTGAACGGGTGGCGCGACAGATACTCGCCGAGCGCCTTGCGCATGAGGTCGTTCCGGGAGAAGTAGGGATCGTCGCGACGCTTGGCCTTTACGCGCCGCGAGATATCGACGGCCATGGAGGTCGGCACGGCGATCGTCAGCTGCGTCGTCGACTTCTTCTCTTCACCTTCCTGCGGCCGGACACCGTTGAGCACGCTCGCCTCCAATTGATCCGCCTTCATTCGGGTGATCCTACACCTGATCAGTTCATATTCCAAGCACGCGAATGCTGCTTTCCTATCCCTCGTGCCCACGAGCGCTACGCAGGTCGACACCGCGGAACCCGACATGTTCGGCGTTCCGCTCGCGTCGGGCGTCGTCCAGGCGGAGAAGCAGCCCGATGGCACCGTCGTCGTGCGCGGGCTCCCGTTCTTCTCCGAGATCCGCGAGACCGACCCGGCCGTCAAGGCGGGCGTGCGCGAGGCGCGTGGGCCGGAGTGGCTCCAGCGCGCTTTCGAGAAGCACCACGCGCGGCTCACGCTGAACCAAAAGCCGCTCCTCACGCTCCGCCATCAGTTCGACCAGCCGGAGGCCGTCGGCACCTATCGGCTCACGCACATGGGGCGCGCGGCGGTCAACCCCGGCGAGGAGCCGCGGGTCACTCTGTTCGGCGACAAGGTCTACGAGTCCGAGGACGCCTTCAACAAGGCCAAGGACTACCAGTTCCGCAGCGTCGAGATGTCGATCGAGACGCCGGACGAGCTCTCGGCGCTCGCTCTCTTGAAGGACAAGATGCCGTCCTTCCGCTACCCCAACGTGCGCGAGCGCCTCGCTCCGCAGCTCGTCGAGGCGTTCGAGTCCTGGGCGAGCAGGTTCTCCGCTCCGCAGGTCTGGCGCGGCGGCGTCGAGACGTTCATGGGCGTCAGCACGGCGCCGCTCAACTACGAGGGCGCGCGAGAGCCCTACGCCGTGGCGCGGTCCATGGCGAACAAGGGCGAGATCGCGGCCAAGCGCGTCGGCGAGGTCGGCGACGCGGCCAAGCGCGAGAACCACGAAGCCACGAAGGAGGGCGACATGCCCGCTGACACGAAGGACAAGAAGGAGCCCTCCACGGACGAGAAGCTGGAGGCCCTGGTCTCGAAGTGCTTCGACATGATGATGTCGAAGTTCGAGGATCGGCTCAAGGGTTCTGCGACCGGTAAGGACGCGAAGGCCGACACCGAGAAGGCTGGCGGCACCGAGGAGCCGAAGGAGTCGGCCGAAGCGACGCCCGAGCTCGAGAAGCAGGAGAAGAAGCAGGACAAGGCCGACAAGTCCGGCGAGACGCACCAGGCGGCGTCGCGCGGGCCCGACCCGGTGCCCGCGGTCATGCAGGCGGTCCCGCCCGCGCCGATCGGCGCCGAGACATTCGCCGCGCTCGCGGTGAAGGACCAGACGATCCTCGGGCTCAAGGCCGAGGTCGACCGCATGAAGCGGCGAGACGCGGCCGGCGCGATCGTCGCCAAGGCGAAGAAGGCGCTCGTCGACATGGGCGTCCCGGTCGTCTCGGAGATGTTCGAGGCGGCGGTCTTCAAGGCGGCGGTCGACGGCGGCGAGCCCGAGGTCGGCAAGCTCCTCGAGTCCGTCAAGGTCGGGCTCAGCCTCACGCAGCGAGGCCCCGAGACCTTCGGCGCCTTCGGCACGTTCTCGCCGCAGGTGCTCTCGCCCCACGAGGCCGCGAAGAAGCGCGCGCTCGAGACGTTCGGGGCGATCCCCGGCGCGAACCAGCGGATCAACGAGCTCTACGGCCAGTTCATGGCGCAGGGCGACCACTTCCTCCGCAGCGCCGACCCGGAGTCGTTCTTCGAGGTCTGCGAGGGGACGCCCTCGGTCAACCCCGAGTGCGGGACGATCGACTACTACCGCCGCAAGGCGCGGCTCGCGGCCGCTGCGAAGAACGGGAAGGCGAGCTGAACCATGGCGAACTTGACCGGAGACTCGAAGGTCAACTGGAGCGGCCTCGGCCCGCGCCAGACCAAGGCCTACGTGATCGACAACGCGATCCAGCTCTACGTGGGCTCGATCGTCATGTTCGACGCGTCGACCGGCTACCTGAAGAAGAAGGTCGCCGGCTCGGGCACGATCGCACTGGGCGTCACGGTCCAGGGTGGTATCCCCGGCAGCAACCCGATCCTCGACGGCTACAACCTCCAGTCGCTCCCGATTCCGCAGATCGCTCCCGGCAACGTCTCGACGGCTCCGGCCGGCGCGGCGAACCAGGCGATCGTCGAGATGGGCGCGTTCACCTGGATGCAGGTCACGCTCACGCTCGCGAACGGGTCGCTCAACGGCACGGTCGTCGACCAGGGCACGAAGGTCTACACGCCGTCCGACAACATCGCGGATGCGACGAACACGCAGACCTCGACGGACCACCCGATCGGGACGATCACGAAGTTCTACTCGGCGACCACCACGACGGCGATCTACGACATCTTCACGGACTCCTACGACGCGCGCTCGCGCGGGAACTGAGGCAGCGCCATGAGAGTCAACTCCCTTTTCGCGTTCCCCAAGCTCCGCGTCGACTTCTTCAGCAACTACTCGGCGGAGGAGACGCAGGTCGACGCTAGGCTCGGCAAGGTCATGGTCATGTCGGTGGGCTCGACCATGGCGAGCGAGATGTTCGCCTACCCGCAGGCCGCGCCCGTCGCGCGGTTCTGGAACGAAGGCGAGGCGATCCCGTCGGACGAGTTCCTCACGAACCTCTTCCCGCAGCGCTCCTGGAAGTTCGGCGTCGGCGTCGAGATCTCGCAGGTCTCGATCGAGGACGACCAGACGAAGATGATCATGGAGCGGGTGATGGAGAGCGCCGTCTCCTTCGCCATGCTCAAGGAGCGGCACTTCTACTGGATGCTGACCGGCGGCACGACGGTCGACGCGATCCAGATGCAGCCTCAGCTCCCGACCGCGCCCGACGGCGCGGCGTGGTTCTCGACGACGGACGGCAGCGGCAACAACCGCTTCGGCGTCGCGGGCGGGAACATCCAGCCGACCTCGGGCGTCGGCTCGGCCCAGGCGATAATCAACGACCTCGTCAACGGCATGAGCCGCATGGCGTCGTTCCTGAACCAGGAGAACCAGCCCTACTTCAACCCGGGCGACGTCCAGCGCGAGGTCGCGATCCTCTTCAACAGCGCCAACTACCTCAACTTCCGGCAGGCGCTGTCGCAGCAGTTCGTCGTCGCGGCGAGCGGCAACGCGGCCCCGACGAACATCGTGCTCGACGCGGACATCAAGGTGATCGCGATCCCCAACCCTCGCATCACCTCGAACAACTGGGCGATCTGCGCCACGACGGCGAAGACCAAGGCCCCGTTCTGGCTCGAGCGTGTCGCCCCGAAGGAAGTCGTCGCCGAGCCGGGCAACTCCGACGTGGCGCGCGAGTTTGACGTTTTCAAGCTCTACGTTCGCTCGCGCGGAGCGATCGGCCTCAACCTCCCGACCGCATGGTGCGGGGTTCAGTGATGCACCGGGCCGCCATCAAGCGGCCCCTCGCCGCGGCGTGGAGAAACAGTATCTCGCGAGCCTCATAAGCTCGAGATTCCCGGTGCGATTCCGGGCGCCGCAATTCAGGAGAACGCGAACGTGCCCGATCAGACTCCGACGCCCGCCGTCGTCTCGACGCCCAGCGCCCCGGCGCTGGTTCCGGCCGCCGCGCCGAAGAAGCCGACGTGCGCCGAGATCCTCGCGACGGTCGACGACAAGGTGCTCGCCGCGCTCGAGGCGACGCTGCTCGCCGCGCAGCAGACGTTCGACGCGGAGCACCCTCCGAACACGACCGGGGCTTACGCCAAGTCGCGCGCGGCCCGCGAGCTCGGGATCGCCCACGGCGGGATCGTCGCCGCGATCCAGTCGCTCGACGCGTTCAAGACCGTTTCCAAGGGAGCCAGCAAGTGACCGAAGTCGCCACGACCGTCGCGCCGACGAGGGCGCCCGCCGCCGACATGCTCGCGGACATCGTCGTCAAGAAGCCGCAGCACTCGGACGCGAAGACGAAGAAGTATCTGTGCTCGATCAGGAAGGGCACCGACGCGAGCCCGCTGCCGTGGGACCACCTCGACTTCCAGATCGGCGTCGGGCCCGCGTGCTTCGGTCGCCGCTCGTTCGTCTGGCAGGGCCAAGGCGTCGACGCGCAGCAGGTCTTCTTTCACGGCATGATCGCCGTGCTCACGGACGATCAGGTGAAGGAGGTGAAGACGAAGCTCCAGTTCGAGTATGCGCGCTTCACCTACAGCAAGAAGGGCGTGCTCACGGGCGTCAAGCGCATCAACTCCTCGAACTCGGGCATGATCTCGGTCGACCCCGTCACGCGCGCGGAGACGATCCTGCCGCCGCGCGAGGTCGCGGGCCGCACCGTGAACGGCGACGTGCCGCTCAAGGATCTCCTCGACATAAAGCCAGTCTACGAGGACACAAAGATCATCGCGCGCTACATCACCGTCGAGGAGGCCCGCGAGACGATCCGGCTCGCCGAGGCCGAGGCGAAGCGCGAGCTCGAGGGCAACGACGCGACGTTCGGCACCGACCCGGCCCGGGAGTTCGAGACCGGCAAGGGCGGCAAGCTCGAGGAGAAGTCCGAGGCCCAGAAGCGAGCCGAGGCGGCGCTCGAAGACTTGTCCAAGTCGAGCCCCCAGATCAGCGGCGCGCAGGACGTCATGGTGCGCCAGGGCGGCAAGGTCGTGGGTGGTCCGCGCACGAAGGACGTGTCCGGCGGCGCGGGGCGGCTCCCCGAGGGCAAGTAGTCGCCGCGTCGTCGGCGGGAGACCGGAGGTGACTCGTGCTGATCATCGAGTGCATGCTCCGGCTCTCGTCCGCCAGGCTGGTCGCGCTCTCGAACGCCGACAACACGGGCGGGATCAAGGCGACGGCGCTGCCCGGCACGGTGACCGTGACCGGCGGCTCCGCGTCCGTCGTCGGCTCCGGGACGAACTTCGTCACGGGCGGCCTCCAGGGCCTCGTCGAGACGTTCGGCGGGATCGTGATTCAGTTCGCGAGCCAGCCGGGCCGCAACTACGTCGTGGCGAGCGTCCAGAGCGACACGGCGCTCACGCTCTACAGCGCCTACGCGGGCGTCACGGCCGCGAGCGTCGGCGCCGTTCTGCCGTCGATCAACTACCAGGCGCTCCAGCAGGCCGTCTTCGACGCGCAGGCGGAGTTCCAGGACGCGACGGACCTCGTCTACGACGACGTGACGCAGAGCACGTCGACGCCGGGGAGCAACCCCACCCTCAACCGCGACGTGTGGGCCGGCGTCGCGCTCGTCGTCGCCTACCTCTACGACCCCGGCCGCGGCAATCCCTGGCCCGAGGCTGAGGTCGAGGCGGCGTGGCGCCTCGCTCGCAAGCGCCTCGACATGGTGCTGCACAACAGGGGCGACGGCGCATGGGCGGCGCCCTACACCGACAGCGTCTTCACGCCGTCGGTCGGGCCGGCGCGGCTCCCCTCGACGGACACGGAACGCTGGGGCGACATATCGATCCTCTCGCCCGGACCGAGCGACGCGAGCCCCGCGGGCGGCGGCGTCGAGGGCGACTGGGGGTGGTGACGTGAACGCCCAGCAGCTCGTCCAGAACCTCGTCTGGATCCTGTCCCCGAACCAGTTCGCGTGGCCGACGTGGAACGAGGAGCCCGTCTTCTCGCGCGTCCTCGTCGACCCGGCGCCGCCGGACTTCTTCCACGTCGACCAGCAGCCGCCCTTCGCGCTCGTCCGCGTGAGCAGTAGCCGCGACCAGGTCGAGCACCCGGCCGACCTGATCGAGGAGCAGCGCTTCGAGCTCGCGATCTTCACGTCGAACCCGTCTGAGGTCCCGGGCGGAGCGGCGATCGTGGGCGGCAACCGGGACAACCTGGGCTCGTCTCGGAACCGAGGGATCCTCGAGATCGAGCCGCTCGTCAAGTCGCAGATCTGGAACGCGATCGGGCTCACGGCGCGCCCGCGCACGGCGGTCGGTCAGCAGACGGGAGCCGCGGGGAAGATGGGCGGCGCCGACGCGGTCCGCGTCCTCGAGATCGTTGCGACCATGATCCCGTCACTGCCGGACTTCGCGCCGGTCCAGCGCCTGAAAGAGGTGAGCGGCGGCGGCGGAACAGTGACCGCCTCGTGGTCCGCGCCGCCCAACCGCTACGATCTCGTCGGCTACACGTGGGTCCGCACCTCGGGCGCGGTCCCGGCGACGAGCCCCGTTGGCGGAACGTTCGTTCCTGGCACGGCGGCGGCGTTCGCGGCGGGCGTCACGTTCACCGACTCGCCGGGCTCGGGGCAGTGGTCCTACGCATTCTTCTGGGCCTACGACGTGACGACGGACCCACAGACGGGCACGAACGGCTCGCCGCCCGGGACGCCCGCACCCAACGCGTGGAGCTCGCGGCAGACGGCGCAGGCCGGGCTCGTCTACCTGCCCGCGACGCTCACCGTGACGATCTAGGAGGACGCAGCATGGTCGACGCCGCCGTTCCGCTCAAGCACGCAGGATACGCAGGCGGCGCCGTCGCTCTCACGCGCGACGTGCTCGAGTCGGCGGTGAAGAAGCTGCTGCTCGCCGCGCCGGCAACGGGCACGGTCACCGCCCAGAGCGCCGGAGCTTCGGGCCACGAGACCGACCCGCCCAACGACTTCAAGACGGCTCCGCGCGCGCGCCCGGTCCAGAGCCCAGGTCCGCTTCCCGCGCTCGCGGCTCCGGCGTCGCGGAAGAAGTGGCCGGTCAAGTTCACGAACACGGTCTTCCTCGGGTCGGACCTGGACCTCGTCTGCTACCACGCGGCGCGCGACTACGTGCTCGAGGCGCGGCGGCGGAACATGGGCCAGGTCGCCGTGCTGACGTGCGCGGTCGACGGCGGCGTCATGACCGTGGAGGTCGGCTTCGCGCCATGACCACGCTCAGCGAGATTCGGCAGAAGTCCCGAGACCCGCGCGACCTCATGAACGCCATCGGCGTCTTCCTCACCGGGAAGATCCAGGGCACGTTCCGCTCGCAGGGTCGAGGCGGTCAGTCCTGGGCGCCGCGCTCGGTCCCGAACAAGGCCGGGATCCTCGCCGACCTCGCCGCCGGCCGGAACCCGCCGGAGCGTCGGTTCCAGGACCGGCCCGCAGCGATCGACACGGGCAGGCTCCGCGGCTCGATCAGCTACCGCGTCGACGGCGACACGGTCACGGTCGGCAGCACGGTCGCCTACGCCTCGGACGTGCAGCGCGGCGGCACGAAGACGATCACCGTCGACAAGCGCGCGCTCGACGCGTGGATCCGGTCGCTGTCGGGTGACCGGAAGACCGCGGTCAGGCGCGCGTTCTCGGCGATCCGCAAGGCCGGGAGCTACACGGTGACGGTCCCGCCGCGCCCGTTCGTATTCGTGACGGACGAGGAGCGCCGGCAGATCCTGGACATGGCGAAGAAGTTCTTCGGAGGCTCGACATGACCGCCACCTTCTGGCAAAGCGGCCTTCGGCTCAGCGAGGCGGTGCAGCTCGTCGAAGACCAGCGACTGAGCCTCGTCTCGTCGTCGGCGGAAGGTTTCCTCACGCAGGAGGCCGTGATCCTCTCCGACGGTATCCCGCTCGACACGTTCGACGCGAACGCGTTCAACCAGGGCGAGACGAGCGTGCGCGCGCAGTTCAGTGCAGCGCTCGCGAGCGCTAGTGCCATGTTCGCACCGATCTTCACCGAGCTCGGCAAGGTGATCAACCAGACGGGTTCCGGCGCCGCGTCGTCGACCAGCACGGGCGTCCCGCCGACGGCGGCGACGAGCGTGATCCCGCTCCTCTATCAGTTCATGGCGAACAGCAACACCACGCCGAACACCGCCGGATTCGCGTCCGCACCGCTCGTCCAGTCGCGTAACCTGACGCGCGGGACGGCGACCGCAGCGAGCGGCAACGTTGGCAACGGAGCGATCTACCGGCTCACGGTCGACCGCTTCGGCTTCCCGATCGAGAACGACTTCGCCGAGACGGTCACGTTCCAGGTGACCGCCGACAACCAGACGGGCACGCTCCCGGGTCAAGAGCAGTTCCTCGTCCAGGGCCAGCCGTTCCGTGACGCGCTCACGTGGTTTGCTGCGGGCTATGGCTCGGGGCTCGTCGCTCCGGGCGGCCTCACGGGCGTCACGGGCGACACGACGACGGCGCTGATTCAGAACCCCTCCTTCTCGCAGTTCTCGGGCACGGCGGCGGCGCCGACGGCGATCACGTCCTGGACGTTCACGGCGGGCAGCGTCTCCGACGTGCAGGTCGACCAGGTGAACTACTACCGGGCGTGCGCGATCGAGGGCTCGTCCCCGGCGTCGCTCGAGTTCACGGCCTCCGCCACGATCACGCAGCAGATCGCGCCCAACAACACGGCCGGGCAGCTCGCGCTCACCGCCTACCTCGAGCGGCTCGCTTGGAACGGCTCGATCGGCTCTTGGTCCGGATCCATGACGGTGACGGTCGGCACGAAGTCCGTCTCCGTCTCGTCGGGCGCGTCGGACTGGCAACTCCTCCTCCCGACGCTCAACAAGAACCTCTGGGCGCAGAACTTCGAGGAGGCCGGGCTCGCCGTCACGATCGCCGTCACGGTCGTGAGCGGGACGGCCAGGATCGACGACTTCTGCTGGTCTGCGTTCACGTCCGTCGGCGGCAAGCTGTTCTGGGCCGGCGGCGGCTCGACTAACTGGATCGTCAACGACTCCTTCCAGGCCGTCGACTCGGAGCCGTCGACTCCGTCGAAGGTCCAGAACTGGATCAGGCTCATGTTCCCTGGCTACTGGCTCCCGTCGGCTGTGCTCCCAGCCGCTCCGGTCGCCGCTGCGACGCTCGCGAACTCCGGTTCGGGCACGACGGTCACGAACGGCGGCCACGTCGGTTACGTCACGTTCGTGACGGCGGCGGGCGAGTCGGCGCTTGGGCCGGCGTCGAACATAGCCCAGACGGTCAGCGGCAACTCGATCTCGTGGACCGGGATCCCGACTGGTCCCGGCGGCACGACGGCGCGCGGTATCTACAGGACGCGCGCGCTCACGGGCGGCGTCGGCTCGGCGTCGGCGGCGAGCGCTCAGCCTTACCTCGTGGCCTACATAGCGAACAACTCGGCCACGACCTACACGGACAGCGTCGCCGACGGGTCGCTCACGCTCCAGCCCGGCACGATCGGCGACCCGGTGAACTGATGGCGGGGCTCGACCCGACGCAGGTGCTCAAGCTCGCCGGTCGGTTCGTGATCGGGCCGACGCAGGCGGGCATATCGTCGGGCACCTACCCCTATGGCGGCGTCCCTGTCGGATTCACGACGCGCGCGCGGCTCGTGCGCGAGCAGTCCTACGCCTTCGGGAACTCCGAGGCCTACGGTCGCGACAAGGCTTCGACATATGGCGGGCGCTACTCGGCGGCGCTCGTCGCCGTGCTCGAGCAGTTCGACAAGACGATCCTGAACCTCCTCTACGCCTCGTCGTCCACGAGCGCGGGAGGCTATCAGGGCGCCAACGTCCTGTCGCTGCCGCTCCCGGGGCGGAACGTCGCGCCGGGGCAGGTGCTGCCACCCACGGCGCTCGGGTCCGGCAACGGCGAGCTCCTGTTCGTCGCGGACGACTACGAGGGCGCGCCGTCGGTCCTCGTCTACGCGCCGTCGTTCATGCTCGCGCCCAAGCTCGAGGCCGACCTCCGAGTCGACGCCGTGCTCGAGCACCTGTTCATTGCCCAGGTCGGCATGGACGCGTCGCTCCGGGACCTTTCATGCGACCTCTTGGGGAACCTGAGCGCATGAGCGAGTCTGCCGAGACGAGGGCCGCTGAGCTCCCTGACCCGAACCGGGTCGGGTTCTTCCGCCGCTTCCTCCTCCAGGGCGGGCGTTTCGACCTGGACCGCTTCATGCGCCTCTCGGACTCGGATCACGTCGCCCTCGGGGTCGCCGCGGAGACGGTCGAGCAGGAGCGCGCCGATCGCCTCGCGCGGGCGATCAGCGCCATGCGCCAGGAGGCCCCGCGCGCCGAGGATCCGCTGACCGTCGCGGGGCGCCGGTTTCTTCGCGGGGAGAGGTGACGCCGTGGCGGACGAACAGATCAAGCTCGACCTCGCGATCCCGGACTCGTTCTGGCAAGACTTCGACCGCCGGATCAGCGACACGGCGCGGCGGTTCCAGCAGGAACTGACCCGGAGCGGGGCGAGCGCCGCGGGCGGCGGTGGCGGACCGGCTGGGTCGTCCGCGGGGCTCGAGCCGGGCGGTGGTGGCGGAAAGATCGGCCAGGCGGTGTCGTCGGCGCTGGGGCTGCCAGAAGGCGCGGCGGCGGGGATCGGCGCTGTGGCAGACGTGGGCATGAAGACGTTCGAAGGAGCGTCGCAGGGTATCCGGAACGTGCGCGGCGCCGCGACGGGGTCGAGCCGAGTCCTCGCCGACGCGGCGATCACGGGCGGCCTCTCCTCGTTCGTCGAGTCGACCGTCGGGAAGATCCCGGTGCTGGGCGACATACTCGTCGCCCAGATGAACGCGGCGAAGGACGCGATCGAGATCCCGCGCGATCGAGCGACGGCGAACCTCCAGGGCGTCTACGGGAGCCTAGCCAAGGGCGGCTACGTCGCCTCCGACGACGAGCTGAACCAGGCGCTCGCGTTCCAGAACCAGATCCAGCAGCAGGGCTATGAGCAGGAGCAGCGGATCGATCGCATGAACCGGGAGCAGCACCCGACCTCCGCCGCCTTCGGGCTCACCTGGAACGGTGGCACGTGATACCCGACTACTTCGTCTACGGCTCGGAGACGATCGGCGGTTCGGCGCCGACGCACGGCACGGAGGTGCTGGACGCGTTCCACTTCGTCACGACCGAGGACGACGCCGAATACGTCTGCCGCTTCGTCGTGCGCGTCGTGCCGTCCGGCAACGCGACGACGGACTTCAACGCGCTGAACGCCGCGTGCCAGGCCGTCGAGTCGGCGCTGCGCATGCGCTACCAGAAGCTGACCGTCTCGTGGGGCGTCGGCAACGCCGTCGAGATCTTCGACCCGTCGACGACCGACGGCGCGACGCAGGAGCAGATGGGCTTCTCCGCGGAGCCCACGTGCCAGAAGCTGGGCGATTTCCCGAACTCGGGCGAGGCGCGGGGCTATGAGTTCCGCGTCAAGGTCGGGCGCCCTCCGAACTACACGGACACCTACGGCCCGGCGGCGGGTCGGCGGCAGGTCGACGTGTCCTTCCACTTCGACCTGAACCAGCGCCTCGTCGCGACCGTCTCTGGCGTCTGGACTCAGGTCCCGTCGGCGCTGGCGCGGAACCAGTTCCTCTCGCAGATCGACTCCTACGTCGCCTACCGGCTCTCGCTCCTCGCCAACGCTGGGCCCGTGGGCGGCCTCGTCACTGTCGCCGGAACGAGCGTCACGGGCTCGGGGACCTCGTTCCTCCAGATCGCGCCGGGGACCGTCGTCTGGTTCGGGTCGCAGCCAGGCACGTCTTACACCGTCTCGGGCTCGCCGCCGCCGTCGTCCGACACGTCGCTGACGCTCAACGGAGCATTCTCGGGACCGTCGGGCAGCACGTCCATGATCGTCGGTCAGTGGGCGATCACGGCGCGCGACGAGTCGGACCCGAACGACCTCTCCGTGCTCAGGTTCACGCGCACCTACGGCCAGCACGTCTTCGGGCGCCTCGACTCCGACGTGAACATTTTCTACGGCCCGCAGAAGATGCGGACGGTCACGATCCGAGGCTCCTGCGTGCGGACCATGGCTGGCTCGCAGTATGGGTCGGCGAACAGCGCGCTCGCGAACTTCCTCGACTCGACGAACGGAGGACAGGCTTACGCCGAGGCGACCACGCTCCCGAATCTCGCGGCGAGCCAGGGCGGTCCGCTCACCGTCGGCCAGGACTGCTACCTCCTCACGACGCCCACGGTCGAATACAAGGAGCAGCAGGACCGGGTCGACTACACGCTCGTCTACCAGGAGCTGATCCAGCAGCAGTCGCTCGCCGCCGCGCCCTACCTCAACGACCCCAACATACGCGGGGACACGATCGTCGTCGGCGTCTCGTTCCAGGAGCTCGACGACACACCGGAGCCGCCCGCGGTCTCGTCGCTCCTCGGTCCCAATGGCGAGGCGCCCCAGAGCGCCCAGGCGTCGAACCCGGGACCGCTCACGACGCAGGATAACTCCTCGGGCAGTCTCCCGAACCCGGGGACGATCGCGGGCAGCGGTCCGGGGACGCAGGCCTCGGCTACGCCGGCCGTCAAGCCTGTGACGCTCCTCTTCAACTACCAGGCCTACTTCGACAAGGACAACGTCACGGACTGCTACGCCTACTGGGTCAGCCATGTGAAGCCGCTCCTCTACCAAGTCCTCGTCCAGGAGTTCGCGCTCGGCCAGGGCTCGGAGCTCGTGATTCTCTCCGAGAAGACGGACCGGACGAAGAACCAGGTCACGGCGGACGGGCAGATCCGCGCCTACTCGGCGAACGTCGTCAACTTCCTCTACACGCAGGGCAACGTGAACGATCTCGGCGTGCGCGCGGACGCGGCGTTCGCGGGGACGCCGCACGCCTACCTCGTGCAGCAGGGCCTCCCGCGCTCGACCATGACGCGCGTGATCCAGGCGATCTACAAGACCGGGACTTACGACCTGACGCGCTTCGTGACGCCGCCGTCGCTCGGGCCGGGCTGGGTTCCGCTCAGGAACGCCACGCCCAAGGTCACGAACCGGATCAAGGGGATCCCGCAACAGGGGATCCAGACGCAGCCGCTCACCTACGCGGAGCTGAACGAGGACTTGCTCTGGGTCGCCGTGAACGTCGCGACGGCCGGCGGCGGATCCAGCACGACCGGCGGAGGCGGATCGAGCCCGGGGATCCCGGTGACGACGGGAGGCGGCGACTCGGGCGGCACGCCCGCGCCGTCCTTCGTGACGGGCTAACCCATGACAGCGACCGTCGCCTCGCTCAAGGTCGGTAACGTCGTCTGCTACACGGACGGCTTCGGACCCAAGACGTGGACGCAGACACTGGGCGTGCAGGCCCCGAGCATCACGTGGCTCTTCTCGGTGCAGGACGCGGCCAAGATCCTCGCCGGCCCGCGCGAGACGTCGATCACCATGACCGACGCCTCGGGCAAGACGAAGACGATCCAGCGCGTCTACGTCGTCGGAGAGGAGGCGACAAACGACGCGCTGATCCGGGGCGTGATCTTCACCGACGTGCGCTTCTACTTGCCGTTCGGGCAGGTCCGTTCCAACTACAACTTGAAGGCGCAGTCGGGCACGTTCCGCCAGCTCCAGAACGACCTCCAGCCGCAGGCCGCGCAGCCGCCCACGATCCAGAACTGGACCTTCGTTCCCTCGTCGCTCAAGAAGGAGCAGACGCCCTGGAACGCCTTCGAGATCGCACAAGACGTGCTCCAACAGGCCTGCACCGGCCACGACTTCCCGCCGATCACGCTCCGCTTCCTCGCGAACCAGCGCACGTCCTTCATACCGAACGACGTCTTCGTCGACGCCATGGGCCACATGGCGATCGCGCAGGCGCTCGGGGCGCTCGGCGGGCTCGACATCCGCGTCGCGGACGACGGCGCGATCGAGCTCGTGAACGCGTTCCTGGGCGCCGAGAAGTCGACCGTGGACCCGATCGTCAGCGCCTACTCGCTCGAATGGAAGGGCCTGCTCCGCTGGATCTCCATGGCGAACCGGGCGCCGACCGCCGGCCTCGTGCGCCTCACGCGCCGGGTCGAGGTTCGCGCCGACTCGTGGGAGGGACCGCCCGGACCTACCGGCAACGCTTCGACGGTGGGCGACGACGTGACCTGGGGGACCGACAACACGCCGACCATGATCAACGTGATCCCGGTCACGGACCAGTCGATCCCCTACCCGTCGAAGACGGACCCAAGCGTCCAGAACACGCTCGTCCCGACCAGCGCCTTCCTCCAGGCCATAGCCTCGCTCAACGACGCTCCGCCAGGGACGCCGCAAGCGTGGACCCCGATCTCGAGGAAGCTCCTCCTCCAGGGCCCGGGCGGAGTCCGGTCCGCGTCGCCGCTCCTCTCCGAGATGCTCGAGGGCACCTACGTCTCGGACCACGGCACGGGCGTCGGCGCGAACGCGTCCTGGGCGCTCAGGTGCCAGGCGCTCAGGAACTACTTCCGCACGCTCTACAAGCTGAACCCGATCTTCGCTCGTCAGTGCCTCCCGGGCTCGATCAAAGCGGAGCGCGTGGGGCTCCTCGACGCCGCGACAGGGACCTACCAGACGGCGACCGTCTACGCGGACCACGTCCAGCGCCCGCGCGGCCCCGGCTTCTCGACGGACGACGCCTTCGGGTGGATCGTAAACTCCGTGCCGCCGAACAACCCGAACACGCAAGTCTTCCCGAGCGGCCAGAAGACCTACGCCGAGAACCCGGGGCCCTACAACGTCTCCCCGTTCCCGATCTCGCAGGCGACGGTCGCGCCATTTCAGACGCAGGTCTACGACGCGACGAACGGCGTCTTCTATTTCAGCGGCATGGCGCAGGACATGACGAAGGTGAAGCACGCGGCCGACGTCCACATGGGCCTCGTCTGGAACCTGCCGTCGAACGCGATCGGCGAGCTCTACCACGGGACGACGTTCGCCTTCTGGTCTCAGGCGCAGAAGCTCCTCACGCACCGAGTCGCGCTGATCTTCTCCGCGATCCCCGCCGGCCCCAACGGACCCAAGGCGCTCCACCCGTTCAAGGTCACGGTCGCACAGGCGCTCGATCGGCTCGGCGCTCCGGCCAACGCCGTGACCCCGAGAGCCCCGACCAAGGAGTTCCACCCCATGCCCGCGTCGGCGCTCGCGCGGTTCGCGTGGGACGACACGCAGCGGAGCGACCTCCTCTCCTGCTTCCAGACGACGGGGCCGCTCAAGGGCGATCCGACTCGGCTCGTCCCCGTGAACCAGACGGAGCTCGCCGACTTCGCCGTCTCGGTGTTCGCCTGCTACATGAACACCATGCTCGACCACTACGAGGGCGACATGACGATCGGCTTCTCGCCCACCGTCATGCCCGTGGGCTCGCTCCAGCAGGTCCAGCACACGTTCACCGCCGACGGGTGCTTCACAACTCTCAGGGCTCGCGGCGTCGTCCCGCCGCCCACGGTCGAGGGCCTCATGTCGCAGGCGAGTAGAAACCTCCTGTTCCGCAACATATCCTAGGAGGCGCATGGCCTACCTGATCGTCGACGAGGAGGGCGTCTACGCAGCGCAGCACCACCCGCTGCCAGGGACGACGTGGCCGTCGGACCAGATCCTCGTCACGAAGTGCGCGCGCTCGCACGGACGCGACCCGGGGACCGGATTCCTACTGATCTGCGACGGACCGGGCGGCCTCGTGCCGGACGAGCCGAACTCGGTCGGCTACGAGATCGACCGCGCCGTGTGGTATGCGTCGGGCGGCGCGGACCCCAACGGCCAGCAGCGCCTCGCGCCCTACTGGGGCGGAGCGTTCGCCGGCGTGATCCAGGAGGCGCCCTCGGGCACGCCCTCCGACCCCTACAAGTCACAGGTCGCGGGGAGCGTCTACGCGCTGCCGGCGATCCACGAGGATCCGACGACGCCCGGAGACTGGATCGCGGATACGGGCGTCTTGCAGCAGAAGGTCTCCGTGTCGGGCGGCCAGCTGCCAGCCGGAACGCAGGTCGTCCTCGTGCCGTTCTCGGACACGACGCAGCAGCAGATCGCCGCGGTGCCGGCGTCGACGCAGCTCGTCGCGGTCTGGAATGGCGGCGCGCAGGAGGGCTCGCTCGGCACGGTCGAGCACGACGTGACGCCGGCCGGCGCGCTGGACCCGCTGCGCCGCGCCAGGCTCCAGTCGTCGGACCGGATCTACCGTCTGCCGCTCACCGGGCTCCTCCCGTTCGGCGGCGTCCCGCCCGGCAACTCAAAGACGCCGCCGCTCTCGGGCGGGATCGCGTGGCAGATCGGCCTCGACGTGGACGGGCAGGCCGGCTACGGCGTGATCGTCGACCAGGTCGCCGGCCAGCCGCCGCCGCCGCCCACGAACCGCACGGCGACCGGCACGGGCGACGCGCCCGATCCTAGCGAGGTGACCGGCGCGACGCCCACGACGACAAGCGGGCCGCCGCCCTCGACGCAGGGCGTGCAGAGCGTCTTCGGCGTCACGTCGCGCCGCGGCTTCGGCGGCCACTCAGTCGGACAGGCGTCGGACATCCACCTGATCGCGACGACGCAGGACGCAGAGCCGGTCAACGCCGCGCACTGGAACGTCCTCCAGCCGATCGACGGTGACGGGTTCGACGCGCCCCTCAAGACGGCCGGCACGTGGGTGCCCACCACGGCCGGCGGCCCGCTCCTTGTCGAGACGCTCTTCCGATACGACCTGAACGACCAACACCCCTTCCTCTCGGGGCAACTCGTCGGGCTCAGGAAGTGGGAGACCGCGGTCCCGTTTGACGTGACGACTCCATACAGGACGCCCAGCAAGTATGGAGGGAAGGACGGCGGCAAGGACGGGGGCAAGGACTACGGAGCCAGCGGAAAGGATGGATCGGCAAGCGGTAAGGACGCTGGCAAGGACGGGGGTAAGGACTACGGATCCGCTAAGGATCAAGGGAAGGAATACGGATCCGCAGACGACGCTGCTGGTAGCAAGCCAGTGGCGGCGGCACTCGCCGACGGCACCAAGCCCGTTTTCGAATTCGGAGACATCAAGGGCGGAGAACTCAATCCAACGGTCGGTCCCGGCGGAAGCTACACGACATCCAATCCCGGCGGAAGCTACACGACATCCAACTACGTAGCGCTGCCTCCGCTCACGACGTTCGGCGGTCTCACGCTTGGCAATCCTCCTAGCGTTGCGGTGGCCACGGGATCAGAGGTTGGTGGTAGCGGGTTGGGTGGGCTTGGCGGCGACAACCCAGCGAGTGGAGGCGGTGGAGTCGGAGGTTATCAGGTTGGTGGTAGCGGGTTGGGTGGGCTTGGCGGCGACAACCCAGCGAGTGGAGGCGGTGGAGTCGGAGGTTATCTCCCTCGGTCGAACGGGTTCACGATCCCTAGATTGGTAAAGGTCATCCAAGACATTAACTATGGCCCAGGGTATGTAATAAATGGGGTCGGAGCCACGCCAAGCAATGGCCCCACGATCTTTTTCGACCGTGGCTTCGTCCGATCGCCGCTTGAGGTCGCATCCTCGGGCCTCCTCGCGCGCGCGGTCGCTTGCAACGGACCCGACACCCGCGGATACACGACCGGGCTCTCGCCGGCACAACTCGCCGCATACAACGCGCCCACGCCGATCTCGGGCGTCCTCGCCGCGTTCAACGATCAGTCGAGCGGCACGGCGGAGACCTCGGAGGGCGGAGGCGACGGAGTCGGGCAGTATTCTGGCGGGGTCGGGCGCGGCGGGTGGGCGCTCCACGCCCCCAACCAGGACATCAAGGCGATCCAGGCCGGCACCCAGGGCCCGACGCCCGATACGATCCCCACGACGGTCTGCGCCGTCTTCCCGGCGTCGCTCTCGGTGGGGACGCCTGGACAGAACGGCCTCCCCAAGAACGGCTTCGTCTGGCTCAACCGATCGACTACGACGTGCGAGTGGGACTACGCCGGGGCGACCGGGTCCTTCTCCGACGAAGCGGCGCTGCTCCTCAACTACACGGCGCAGAACACCTACGCCTGGGGCGGCGAGCTATGCAACGGGAAGGACGGCACCAATGGCCAGGTCCCGATATCGAACGGCGACGGCACCGTCACCTGGGGATCGAATGGCACGACGACGGCCGGAGGATTCTGGGGCGACGGCAGCGACGGAGCGGCGGACTTCAACGGTAGCGCGGTCGCGGGCTGCTCCTACGCGAGCGGCGTCTATACGCTGACGCGCACCGTCTACTACACCTCGATGACGTTCCCGGCGACCTACGGCGCCGGCGTCCCATACCTGCTCAATACGGCCGGCTTCATGATCTTTTGCACCGGCACGTGCACGCTGCCAACCTCGGGGCTGATTTTCAACAACGGGTCCTCAGCCACGACGCCGAACTTTGGCGGAGCGGGTGCGCCAGCCGGCGATCTCGGGGGTGGCGCGAACGGCGAGAACGGCTGGCTGATCTCAGGCGCCAACGCCACCGAGGTCGGGGTCGCTGGCGGCAACGCCACGAACGGATGGGGTGGCGCGGGCGGAGCTGGCGGCCAGGCCTACAAGGTCGGCGGAACGTCGGCCGGAGGCGCGGGCGGCACGTCGACGCCGACCACGGGCGCCGTCGGATCGCCGCACGGCCTCACGTGGGCTCAACTCGGTGGGAGCTTCGTTGAGGGGATCCTATCGCAGTTCCGCGGCGGGGGGGGAGGGGGCAATGGGGGGTGCACTCTCGGGCAGACCGTCCCATCCGGCAGCTTCATTTACAGCGGGTCCGGCGGAGGCGGCGGCGGAGTCGTCTACCTCGCGGTGGGCACGCTGATCGTTGACTCCGGGGCCGCCATCACGGCCAACGGCGGCGCCGCGTTCGGCGGTAGCGGCACGCTCGAGGGCACGAACGACAGCAGTAACTCGGGCGGAGGCGGTGGCGGCGCGGGCGGCCTCGTGATCCTGGTCTACGGCGCGTCTGGCTCCTCGATCTCGGCGGGGACCATCACAGCGACAGGCGGCGCCGGTAGTGCCGCCTACAACCCGGCCGGATTCCTAGGACCCGACGCCCCGACGGCCGGAGCTGCCGGGGCGAGCGGCCAAGTGTTCCGGTTCTCAATATGATCCTCATCATCGGAAGCCCCACGGACGACCACGTCGCGCCCGTAGCGGCCGAACTACGCCGCCGCGGTAAGCGCGTGGATGTCCTCGACCTCTCCGAGCTCCCCCAGCGCGCACGCCTCTCCGTGCGCTTCGATGCGGGAGCCGACATGACGGCCGTCATCGATCGCGCCGCTGGCGGCTTCGACCTCGACGACGCAGAGACGGTCTGGCTACGGCGGTGGCCGCATCCCGACCCACCTCCGCTCACGGATCGATGGTGGGCGGTCAACGAGGCGCTACAGTGCCTCGTCGGCCTCGCCCAGGCCCTCGAGGACCGACGATGGGTGAACCCGATCGCGGCCGCGACGCTGACCGACGCCGGATGGGGCAAGATCCGCCAGATTCAGGTCGCGCGCGCGTGCGGCCTCGAGATACCTCGCACGCTCATCACGAACGATCCAGTGAAGGCGCTCGCCTTCTGCGCTGAGCAACCGAGCATCTACAAGGCCTTCGCATCGAGGCAGCGGACCCCGGCCGACCCACCAGGCGAGCTCCCAGCGATCTTCACCTCCGAGATCACGCCCGAGCGCTTCCCGCAGATCACGGCGGTCGCCCACTGCCCTGGCATATTTCAGGAGAAGATCGCGAAGCGCTGCGAGATCCGTGCGACAGTGCTCGGGGACCGCGTGTTCGCGTGCGAGATCGACTCGCAGAACGACCCGCGGGCACTCGTCGACTACCGCCACGCCTATTGCTCGGTGCGCCATACGCGGCACGCCCTCCCTGCCGACGTGGAGGCTAAGATCGTCGCGTGGCACCGGGCGCTCGGGCTCGCCATGGGGACTGCGGACCTGATCGTGACGCCGGAGGGACGCTACGTGGCGCTGGAGACGAACGTGCAGGGCCTGTTCCTGTGGACCGCCGACGCCTTCGAGCCGGGCGAGCTACTCGGGGCGATGTGCGACTTGCTCACGGGGTAAGCTTGCGCTTCCAGCCGTAGCCCTCCACGCGCTCCACCACAAGTCCCATAGGATCTCCGCGAGACCTCGCCCGTAGTCGAACGACTCGACGACGCCACCGGTCTGGTGCGGCACGAGCTTGTGATGCGCCCGGTAGCGCGTGGCCTCCGTGTAGCCGCGACCGTGGCGACGCGGGCACTGGGCTCCGGCGTTGATCCGCTTGGCGATCTTGCGGGCGATGCGGCGGTTCACGGCTCAGTCCCTCCTGTCGATCGTGTAGCGGTCCGTGCCGTCGACGCGCACCGTGACCTCGCTCGAATGCGTGCCGCCGAACGCGAACGCGAGCCCGTTCGCCGTCCCGGCGCCCGTGATCGTGCCGGTCTTCGAGTGCGCCTCGACGACGGACCTGATCCCGTGCAGCTCGGCGCGGAGGTTCTCCGGGAACAGCGCGAGGCCGCGCCCGTGGTGCTCCTGGTCGTGCATGGCCGAGACGGCGAAGAGGGCGTTCCACGGCTGGTGCCGGAACCGCTCCGGGTGGTGCCACTGGTGCGGCGACTCGAAGACGGCGGCGACGGGTTGCCAGTCCGCCGAGATCCCCCAACGGCTGGCGGCCGATCCGCCGGGGTAGAAATACCACGAGACGGGACAACGCGGGTCTCCGTCCCACTGGAGGATCGGCGGCGCGTCGGGATCCTCCGCCGTCACGAGCCCGTAGTAGGCGCCGACTCGCGGGCACTCGACCTCGAGCGTTCGCGCCGTCTCGAGGACGGTTCGCCGGAACTTGTCCCACGTGATCCTCTGTGACGGCAGGACCAGCTTGGGCGCCTGTTGCGCGTGGAGGAGGTGGCCGAAGACGCCGGACGCTCCGGCCTGGGAAGGAGCCGCGGGCTTCGGTTGCCAGATCCGAGCCGACTCCGGCACGTCCTCGAGCCGCGCGAACCGCCTCTTGAGCGAGCGCGCGACGCCGAGCTTCTCCACGGTCTCCTCCGCCACCCGGACCTGATCGACGCTCGGGGCAGCCTGCGGGCGCTGATACTGGAGGGGGTGCATCTTCTCGCCCCAGCGGCGCGAGACGGCCTCGAAGCCGAGCCCCGACTTCAAGTCCTCGAGCAGCGTGCCGATCATGGTCGAGCGGACGTGACAGAATCCGGTGGGTGCCGCCGCGACGGCGCGCCAGGTCTGGCCCGAGTTCTCGCCGTGGCGCTGCGCGAACCACTCCGCGACTGCGAGCGCCTTCTCGGAGCGACTGAGCGCGTCCGAGCGAAGCACGCGCACCGCCTCGTCGACGAGCGACTTGGGGAAGTCGCGCAGCGCGCCGAGGAGCATCTTCCGCTCCTCGCGCAGCTCGGCCATCTTCTGCCCCGCCGTGAGGAGCGGGTGGCGGAAGGCGCGGAAGTTCGCGGCGGAGAGGTGGCGCCAAGTGACGCCGCGCTTCTTGTCGGGCGTCTCGGGCTGGCCCCAGACGGCGTCGGGCGAGAGGAAGACGCTGGTCACGGACCCGGCGACCGAGAGCGCGGCGAGGTCCGCCCACGCGCGGCTGAACGCCTCGGGGACTGCAACGGACAGCGACCAGACGAGCGGCCACTCGCGGCCGGACTCGTCGATCGTGACGAGACCGCCGTAGGTCTCGACGAACTTGGCGCACGCCCGGCAGTTGTAGTGCTGGCGCCGATCCTCGGGCAGGTTGTGGAGGAAGTGGCCCCAGAGCGCCTTCGGGTCGACGCTCGTCGCGAAGACCGGCTCCTGGGACTGCGTGACGTTCGCGATCCTCGCGCGCACGGTCAGCGCGAGCGCGTCGTAGCCGTCGTCCACGTCGGTCTGGTTCACTGGCGTGAGCATCACTCGCACTCCTTCATCCCGAGAGACCTTACCGATCGGTGAGACCTCCCGAGTGAGACCTCCCGAGACTGCCCCTCGTCGCCTTGAGCTCCCGAGAGACCTTACCGATCGGTGAGACCTCCCGAGCCCATCGTCCGAGCGTCGGGCGACCCGAGAGACCTTACCGATCGGTGAGACCTCCCGAGGCTCCCGCCCTCATGACCGCGGAAGGGTCAGGGGGCCCCCGAGAGACCTTACCGATCGGTGAGACCTCCCGAGCGCCGTAACCGCCCGGGTTGCCGCCGTCGCCCCCGCTCCCGAGAGACCTTACCGATCGGTGAGACCTCCCGAGCGCGCGTTTGGTAGTCTCCCGTGGGTCGTCATCTCGTCCCGAGAGACCTTACCGATCGGTGAGACCTCCCGAGCCGCGGTGCGCTTGTGCCGGGCAATTACTCCGGCTGCGCCCCGAGAGACCTTACCGATCGGTGAGACCTCCCGAGCCCTTACCACGGAGACCCGCATGCTCGTCCGCGCCCATCACCCGAGAGACCTTACCGATCGGTGAGACCTCCCGAGGGCCCAGTCCTCGAGCGTGAGCCGGCCGAAGGCGACGCCCCGAGAGACCTTACCGATCGGTGAGACCTCCCGAGCGGAGCCCCTCCGCGAGGAGCCACGCTGCGAAGTCCGCCCCGAGAGACCTTACCGATCGGTGAGACCTCCCGAGGGCTGCCACCACAAGAGCGGGTATCCTCGGATCTTAGTCAGCGTTCCGCGAGCGGTATCAGAGCGCACGGCATC